CATACTTTTTTTAACGATAAATTAGAATTACAAATTGTTGAAATAGCAGGTGGTGAAGTAAAAGAAATTCAAGATGATATTGCTGAGATATGGTTAAAACATGGCTTGGTTATTGAGTATGTTGAACCAAAGAAAGCAAAAGAAGAAAAAGAAGAATTACTCGCAAAAATTGCAAAATTAGAAGCGGAAAACAAAGAGTTAAAAAAAGAAGAAGTAAAAGAAGTTAAGAAAACAACAAAAAAAGGCAAATAATGACTTGCATTAATCCTACAGTAGAAGGGTTCAAGGCTCAGTTCCCGGCTCTGCCTTATGTCCCCGAATATATAAACGGAATGGCTTATTTTAAAGGCGACATAGTATATGTATATCCGAATTTTTATCAATCATTGATAGACGGCAATTTAACAGACCCGTCCAATACCACAAATTGGGAATTATACAATGACACGGTGGATAACTATGTCACCGATGAACTAATATCCGAAGCCTTCGGTGAAGCACAAACGAATTTTAATGCCGGTTTATTCCCGGATTGCAACACGGCAGTAAGAATATTTTATTACTTAGCGGCTCATTACTTAGTCGTTGATGTTAATAATTCTCTTAATCCGTTCAGTTTAGGTTTTACCGGATACACGCAAAGTAAAAGCGTTGGTTCGGTTTCAGAAAGCTACGGAGTGCCGCAATGGATGTTAAATGACCCGATATTATCAGGTTATGCACAGACAGGCTTTGGCCGTAAATATTTAAGTCTAATAAAACCGTTCTTAGTAGGACAAGTTATATACACACCGGGGCGAGTAAATTTTGGCTAAGTATAAACATAAAGTTAATAAATTCGGAAGAATAAACAAGGTTAGAGTTGACCTTGGCGGTCTTGATGAATTATTAGATAGCTTAAAAGAAAAATACTCTGTCCGAGTCGGTATCCAAGGTGAAGAGGCACAAGCAAAACACGAGGGCAGCACTTTAACAAATGCGGAATTAGGTGCTGTCCATGAGTTCGGTGCGACCATTAATGTCACACCGAAAATGCGAGCTTATTTCTACAAAAGATGGGGAATACAAAAGAGTAATAAACCGATTGTAATACCCACACGCTCCTTTCTTAGAATGCCTTTATTAGACAAAGAAGGAAAGAAAGCAATAATAAATAAAGTTATTGATGCAAGCAAAGGTGACGAGGCCCTTGCAGAATTCCTTAAAACTAAAAACAAAAAGGTATTTAACGAATCGGATGCGGCTGATAACTATATCAGAGAAAAAGCCAAAGGTTATATAAACAAAGATTTTATGAACATGTTAGCAGACCAGATTGGCTTTGCCGCAGTTTCAAGAGTACAAGAAGCATTTGAAACAAGCGGATTTGGTAAATGGCCTGCAATAACTCAATTTACAAAAGATAACAGAACAGGCGACCCCGATAACCCACCTTTACAAGATACAGGCGATTTAATGGAAAGCATAACACACAAGGTAGTTAAACATTAATGGTTTTAAATTTCAGCAGAAACAGAAGCATAAAAAGTATGCTTGCATCGGGCATGCCTAATATGAGTCAAACTCTCACAGGTTGGGAAGTTCCGTTAACTTTAGTAAGAATTATTCAAGATGTAGACGACGGCGACTTTGTTTATAAAGACGAAAAAATAAACTTCATGGGTGTATTCCAACCCATGTCAATGGAGCAATTACAATTACTTCCGGAAGGGCAAAGGTCTTGGAGTCACTATTGGATACATTGTAAAAGCGGACAATTAAACCTTGAAACGGCCGACAAGATTATATTCAATAACAAAATGTTTAAGGTTATTGAGAAAAAAGATTACTCACTAAATGGCTTTGTAGAATACCACGTTATTGCGGATTATACTGATGGAACGATCGATTGAAAAAATATTAGTTGATATTATAACCCACGAACTTGATTTACCCGAGACTTACGGTAAAAACGAACGTGGCGACGTTATTCCTTGCGTGGTTATATATTCACAGAATATAAAGCTATTTAATACCGATAAAATACAAATTACGGTTAAAACAGTAAATTCAAGAACATTCTCTAGCAGATGTGAATTTAAAGAAAACCCGAAACCATTAAAACCCGACGGTTCGGATGCTTTTATACAAATACAAAATATCAACCAATCAAGGTTGATGCAGATTGATATATATTCCCGAAACAACGAGGCGAGGGAGCGATATTGGGAAGTAACAGCGGCATTAAACTCGGTTTATGCCCAAGAACAAATGGATAAATATAACTTCAAACTCGGTATATTAGCAAACGAGGTTAATATATCGGGTATTGACGGTGGAAGTGATATCAATAGGTTTACTATTTCATTTAACGCTTTAATTCACTTCACGAAGGAAAGATTTATCAACTATTACGATAAATTTAAAATTACTGCCAATAACGAACAGGGGCAGTTCTTTGAAATGGACAATTATTAAGAATTATAATAAAAGGAGTTAACACAACATGGTACAAGCATATTCTTATGAAGTGCCGGTATCCTATACTGTTGATGTTTCTTTGGCAGCAACACCTTCTGGATTTGCCGAATACAACACCAACAATATAGTGATATTTTCAAACGAACCGGCAAACTTTTCTGATGCTTACAGAGCTTATTTAGGCCCTGAGAGTGTAGCAACAGATTTTGGCACAAATTCTTTAACCTACAAAATGGCAACAGAATTATACGCACCTGTTCCGAACTTTGTAACCGGTGGCGGTAATTTATACATCTTCCCATTTGGAGGTACAGATGCCACAGTAGCAACTTTAACAACCGGCAGTATTTATGCAAATTTATCAGATATAAAAGATGTAACTGACGGTTCTTTAAGTATAACAATCGACGGTGAAACTCAGCAGATTGACGGCATTGACTTTAGCACAATAAATACAGTTGCTGATGTAGCAACAATCTTACAAAGATTAAATCTTGATGTTGATATTGCAGTGGACGGTAATACTCTTGTATTTACATCAAGAACCCCCGGTGATTTATCAGGTGTAACAATAAACACTATTTCTGATGCCGGTGTAATTGATATTTCAGGTGCTTCATACTTAAATGTCGCAGCAGGTACGACCACAACAGGTGCAAACGCAGGTGGTGAAACTTTAGCAGAAGCTGTTGAAAGAGCATTAAATCAGGTTTATTTTGGCGGTGTATTAACTACTCAAATCATAGACGATACAACAAAACAACAAAACGCAACAGCACTCCAAGCGTTTGATTGTATTTGTTATGATAACTTACAATCATTACTTGCTATTTCTACATTCGGTGCTGCAATTAAAACAGCAGGTGACAGCAAAACAAGAACACTTGCTTACTCAGTATCTCAAGAACTTGGAAAAATTGCAGTTGCAGGTTATGCTTCAATTGCGAAATCCGTTAACTATTCCGGAACAGATACAGCAAACACTTTAAACCTAAAAACAATAACAGGTGTTGTTGGCGACCCGAATTTAAACGGAACTTATGTATTAGCTGCAAGAGATAACGGTGTTGATATATACGGAAACACTGGCGGTTTATCTGTTATTTATTCAAATGATAATAACGGCTATACAGATGATGTTGAAGCTAACTTATGGCATAAAAAAGCGACAGAAGTTGCAGGTTTTAATTACTTAAGACAAACAACAACCAAAATTCCTCAAACAGAAGCAGGAATGACAGGTTTAAAAACTGCTTACGCAGGTGTTTGCGAACAGGCAAGAAGAAACGGAACTGTCGCTCCCGGAACTTGGAACGGTTCTGTTCCGTTCGGTGACCCGGAAACATTCAAACGTAATATAGAAGAAACAGGTTATTACATATATTCAATTCCTGTTGCTTTACAAAATCAAACAGAAAGAGAAGCACGCAAAGCTCCTGTTGTTCAGATAGCTATTAAAAGGTCGGGTGCGTTCCACTTCTCACAAGTAATTATAAATGTTCAGAGATAGGGGGTAACAAATGCCAACATACGCACTCACAGGAAATGATACATTTGTATTAAATAACAGAGTATATAAAGACTTTGCAGACGGCAGCACAATAACAATAGACTTCCCGAACGAAAGAACCGGAAAAACAACCGGTAAAAACGGAAACACTATTTATTCAACCAATACACAAGGACGTAATGCAACGGTTGAATTAAGGCTTATTGCCGCAAGTGCTGACGATGTATTTACAAACGGTTTATCAGTACAGCAAGAGAGAGATCTTCCGACATTTACTCTTTTAAACGGCAGATTTGCTAAAAGAGTCGGTGACGGCCAAGGTAACGTTAAATTTATTAACTACATACTCTCCGGCGGTGTAATTGATAATAACGTAAATACAAATGAAAACTTACAAGGTGAAACCGAACAGGGCCTTGCAGTTTATAGGATATTCTTTGCCGAAGCACAAAGGGCAATCGGTTAATATCTATCATGAAAGGGGAATAGAAGAATGGAATTTACAACACAAAACGGAAACAAAGAAGTAATGATTAAGGCGGCATCTTTCGAAGATGCCGTCAACTTAAAAAAAACGGTTATGAAGAGTCTGTTGGATGCAGGCATTATTAAGGACATTAACTTTGAAAAATTACAAAATATCGACACGAACGATATATTTAGCAAATTAGGACAGTTAATACTTAATATGGATGTTTCAGAAGACTTTAACAGAGCCGTTTTTGCTTGTTTAGGGTCTTGCACTTATGATTTTGTTAAAATAAACAAACAATTATTTGATGATAAACCTGAAATAAGAGAGGATTATTACGAGATTGTTTCTAAGTGTTGCGAGGTTAACCTAAGCCCTTTTTTCAAAAGCCTCGTTTCAGAGTTGACACAAAGGTTTCAGACTCTGACAAACAATATCCCAGAACAACAATAACAGCGGATAATGACACATTAATAGTTTGTACTCTCGCAAATGCTAAATTATACGGTGGCGACCCCGACAAAATATGGGCAAGCCCCGTTGATAGAGTACTTACTACTTTTGATTATTTGACATTCTCAAACGAATATGAGAGTGCTTATATCGATCTAAACAACAAAACGGAAAAATAAATGGCAGGAACTTTAGGCGAATTAGTAATTGAATTGGGTATTCTTGGCAATGACGAGGGTGCTAAAAAGGTCGCTAAAGCTTTAGATGAGCTTATAGAAAAAGCGACCAAAGCAGCCAAGGAAATGAAAAACCAAGAACAAAAAACCAATGATGTTGATAAGAAAAACAAAAATGTTGCTCAAAGCATTGTAAAAACTGCTAAAAACATCGGTGCTTTAATAACTGCCGTTTCAGGTGCAGTTGTTGCATTAAATAGTCTTTCTCAAAGTTTAGTTCAACAAAATCAACAATGGATTAACCTAACTCGTAATTCTGACATTGCTTTAAGTACATTCCAAAAATGGGGTCAAGTTGGTGCTGCCATGAACGCTTCACTTGGTGAACAAGGAGCAGCAGGGGCGGTCGCAGATTTAAACAGACGACTGTTTGAAATGAAACTGACCGGGCAAGGTTATGAGGGCTTTGCTCTCGCCGGTATAAGACCAACCAATGCCGAGGATGTATTAGAACAGCTTAGAGCCAGAATTAGGGGTTTA